AAATATCATCAAATGTTTTTGTGATATGACCGGAAATTTCTTTAACATTAGATTTTTCAGGTAATCCAAATTTAGAGGGGTTATTGTATATATCCTGTACATACTTCAACCATCCTTCAGTTCCAAATAGACCGGCTTTAGTATCAAACAAAAGTCCGAAACGGTTTTGCAATACAGTTTGGATCTTCATTGGATCAATAGTCTTTCCTGCATCGGCATCTTTTAACACAGAAGCAAAATCATTCCATGTATTTATTGTTTTCTGCATAATTTGCATAAGGTGCCGGATATATGCTTGTGAACGATGCACATCACCTTCAGTCATCTCGTCATGGAATGTTTCTGTGCTAATCCAGTCCCATCGAGAATCCCAACTATTCATCTTAGGTATAAAACGCTCTGCTGCATTATCTAATATTCTTGATAAATCTTCTGAACTATTAGCAGACACAGCGTTATGCAAAAGATATTTGCTCAAAGCCATATTCTCTTTAGAATTATGGTCTGCTAATTGGGCCAGCATCATTTGGACAGCCACTTGTTCGCTTATATCTCCGTTTCTTGCAAAAACATTTGTATTCGTTCCACTTAAAGTACGGCCATGTAACTCATACGCATAATAATTTTCGCCGTTCAGACCTTTTTTGACAGTCTGTTTCATGCCTAGTGCACTGGACAATGACTGGAAGACTTTATCTACACCTGTCCATTGGTCTGCTGCTTCTAATCGTTTTAGTAATTCCGGGTCTCTACCTGCGGCTGTGTCAAAGAATTTGGTTTGGTCGTCTACACTTTGTTTGGGACCATTCTTTTCTATCCAGTAACGATGCCATAATTCAGCGGATTGAGCAATACGCTCGTTTTGGGTTAACAATTCATTATTGAAAATACGCATATTTCCAATCATTAAGG